TATCTTTTGAATGAGCATGTGGATATTCCTGAAATATATTTGTATTTATGGCAGGCAGGTACCAGAAAAGGACAGCTTAGAGTATCACAGTTTTTCTCAATTGATACAGCTCGAAGTCTCGTTAAGATGAATGAGTATTACCCTGACCTTATGGAAAGAGTGATACGAAGAGAACCTAATGCTTATTTAGCTGCACTATATTGGGATAGCGAAATGTTTGGTAGAAGTACTAGTGCTCGTAAGGAAAATGAGCAGGGAAGACCAAAGGAAGATTATAAGGCAAAGCTTATAGATATGTTTAATAATATGGACATATACTTTACTACAAAGCATAAAATGTATGTTGCTACAAGATATCGCAATTTCTTCATTCAGGTAGCAGCTATAGCAAATGATAAAGATTATAAAGCAATTTATGAAGGGTTGTCTTCTGGAGACCCGAAGCTTCGTTCTTACAGAGCATTATATCAGAGAATATATGGCCGGTATATTACTGAGGCTAAAAGGAAGGAGGCTGAAAAGCTTGGATAAGTTAATAGCACCTTCCACAACATTAAAGTGGGTAGACAGAGAATTAATAAAACCTAATGATTATAACCCCAATAAGGTTTCAAAACAGAACCTTGAATTACTTACACAATCAATATTCACCAATGGATGGACATTACCGATTGTTGTAAGACCGGATTATACCATTATAGATGGCTTTCATAGATGGACTGTAGCAGGTCCTGATTGGAAATATGTTCCACAATCAGAAAAAGATGATAAAAGAACACTATATGAAAGATTAGGCGGAAAAGTTCTAATTGTAGTGGTAGATCATAAGGATAAAGCGGGCAATATATATGGAACAGTGACACATAACAGGGCAAGAGGTACACATTTGCTTGAACCTATGAAAGCTATTGTCAAAGAGCTTATGAATGAAGGCAAGACTGTAGATGAAATAAGCAGACAGTTAGGTATGAAACCGGAAGAAATATTCCGATTATCTGACTTTAGCAAAGAAGATTTTTTAAAGATGATGGCATTAGGTCACGAAAAGTATTCAAAAGCAGAATATATAACGAAGATATGATGTTAATACAATTAGTATTCGTAGAAGATAGGGGCGGTCAAGTGTCGCCCCTATTTGCATATGTCACGAAAATATCAAAGAGGAAGGAGGGGTGACAAATGCCAACACCAAGAGGACCAGATTCAGACCGAAGGAGTGAGGAAAGAAAAAAGGCAGAGCAGATATATCTTGAAAGCAAGGGAAATATAAAGCTGGTAGAGATTGCAAGCTCTTTGGGACTTCCTGATAACAAGATAAGAAAGTGGAAATCAATTGATAATTGGGAAGGCAAGTTGCACCCCGACAAGGATAAAAGCAGTAAAAAAAAACAGGTGGAGCGTTCCACTAAGAGTAAGGGGAGCGTTCCACCTAAAAAGAGAGGTGCTCCGCTAGGCAATAAGAATGCTGTTGGCGGTAGAGGTAATCCACATCCGAACACTTATAAGCATGGCGGTTATACAGCAGTTTTCTTTGATACATTAGATGATGATGAAAAGGAACTTGTTGAGCAGGTACCGCAGGATGAAGAGGAGCTGTTGCTTGAACAGATACAGCTATTCTCTATAAGAGAAAGACGAATAATGCAGGCTATAAATAAATACAGGAAGTCAGATCAGCCTGTAGCAATATCTTATACATCAAGGTCGGAAAGCAAGAGAACATTTGACGGAACTAAAGAGGAACAGGAAGCGGATAAAGAAATATATGATGCTCGAATCAGGGAGCAGATAGATAAGGAACAACGATTACCAGGAAGAGGATATGACATAACTACGCAGACAGAAAATAAGGACAATATCATTGCAAGACTTGAAGCGGAGCTGAGCAATGTGCAGGCAAAGAAAACAAGGGCTATAGAAGCTCTTACTAAGCTGCATATTGAGAAACAGAAGCTTGAAGGTGATACAGCTGTTAATGATGTTGTTAAGAGCTGGACGGAGCAGGTACTTAAGAACAGGAGGAATCGGAATGGACAATGAATGGCTTGATTCTTTTCTGGAAGAAAGTATTCCGCTATGGAAAGCTGACCCAGTACTGTTTTTTAGAGAGGTATTATTATTTGAACCTGATGATTGGCAGCAGGCAGTAGCATATGATTTAAGAGATTATCCGAAAGTTACTGTTAAATCTGGACAGGGTGTTGGAAAGACAGGTCTGGAGGCTGCATTACTTTTGTGGTTTTTGGTATGTTTCCCATTTCCAAGAATTGTTGCCACAGCTCCAACTAAGCAACAGTTACATGATGTGTTGTGGTCTGAGGTTGATAAGTGGATGAACAACTCTCCATTGCTCCCTAAGCTTTTAAAATGGACTAAGACATATGTTTATATGATTGGCTATGAAAAGCGTTGGTTTGCAGTAGCTAGGACTGCTACAAAGCCAGAGAATATGCAGGGCTTTCACGAGGACAATATGTTATTTATTGTTGATGAGGCGTCAGGTGTAGCTGATCCAATTATGGAGGCTATTGTTGGTACATTGGCAGGTGATAATAATAAATTGCTTTTAATGGGAAATCCCACTAAGACATCAGGAACATTCTATGACAGCCATACATCGGACAGGGCATTATACAGATGTCATACTGTTAATTCAGAACATAGCAAGAGAACCAATAAGGAAAATATTGCGGCAATGAAGCGTAAGTATGGCGAGAACAGTAATGTTGTTCGTGTTCGTGTGTATGGAGAATTTCCAGAGCAGGAAGATGATGTTTTTATTAATCTTTCTTGGCTTGAAGAGAGCTGCCATACGGAACTAAGCGAGGAAACAGCTAAGGCATTGGGTAAATACTATGATAAAAATGGTATCAGGCAAGAAGCAGATACAAGCGGCGTTTATTGTATCGAAATCGGATGTGATGTTGCCCGATTTGGTGATGATAAGACCTGTATAGGCTATCGTATCAATGAAGCAGTATTCATATACAAGAAATACAACGGACAGGATACAGTATGGACCACAAGTAATGTTGTAGCCTTGTATAAACAGCTTAGAGAGAGGTTTTCATATAAAGGTATTATTCCTATTAAGATAGATGATGGTGGCGTTGGCGGCGGAGTAGTAGACCAGCTAAGGCATTTTAAGAAGGATAATAAGAATGAAGCTGATACCTTACTTATATTGCCAATAAACTTCGGGCAGAGCATAAAACATAAGTATTATGCTGATACAACAACATATATGATGGGAGTTATCAGGGATATGGTTCACCCTATAGATAGCAATGGGAATGTTATCAAGCCACAGATAATACTTCCAAATGACAATGATTTAATAGCACAGCTTTCTTGCAGGAAGTATCGTTTTGAATCAAACACCAAGCAGAAGGTTGAAAGCAAAAAGGAAATGAAAGAGAGAGGACTAAGCTCTCCAGATGAAGCAGACTGTATTTTGCTAGTGTGTTTGCCAGTTAATTTGAAGAAGGGAGGAAAAGGCAGTGCAAGGTAAACAATCCAGTCACATAGGTGTAAGAATTATAAAAGAACAGACAATAGATGAACCTTATACGGCTATATATGCCAACAGAAAGATTGAAAAATCTGATAAGTCGGAACAGCTTACCAATGAAAATGCTGTAAATGCTTCAGAATGGATATCACAACCTGTTGATATGAGAGGCTTGAAAGCTCTTGTTGATGATTCAACAATCCTTCCTCAGTGCATAAGGGCATATAAAAACAATATAGCAGGATTTGGAGTTTCGATAGAATACAATGTTGAATATCAAGAAGAGTCAGCAGAGATGAAAGCGGAATGGGACAAGTTGCAGAAGATAATAGACCTGCTTAATATGGATTATCCATTAAAAGAAGTGTTTGAACAGGTTATACAATCAAGAGAAACTTATGGCATAGCCTATTGTGAAGTTATAAGAACAAAAGAAGGAGAGGTCGCCCAGCTTGAATTTATTAAAGATACACCATCCGTTGAGATGACATATCCTGTAGAGCCGGCTATTGATGTTGATTACTTTTACAAAGGCGAAAAATTGATAAGAAAGAAGAAGTTCAGAAAGTTCAGACAGACTGTGGCAGGAAGAACAGTATATTTCAAAGAGTTTGGCGACCCTCGTATTATGGATAAGAGAACCGGTAAAATTCTGGGAATTGATACTATTGATGAACTAGAAGAATTACAGTTGGATGATTATGCAAATGAGCTCATTGCTTTCAGAGTAGGAGTAATGCCGTATGGAGAGGTTCGCTGGATTGGAGCGGTGCTTACCGTTGATGGTGCCAGAAGAGCTGAAATTCTTAACAACAATTACTTCAGGAAGGGTAGACATACTCCTTTAATGATTATCGTTAAAGGCGGTACATTATCTGATGATTCGTGGGGAAAGTTACAGAGCTATATCAATGGAATACAAGGAGAAGAAGGACAGCACGCATTTCTGGTATTGGAAACAAATACTAATGAGCCGGCAGCAGGTTTTGATGTAGAGAAACAACCTGAGGTTGAAATAAAGGACTTGGCCAACATTTTACAGAAAGATGAATTGTTCCAGGAGTATCAGGAGAATTCCAGAAAAAAGGTTCAATCTACATTTCTTCTTCCGGATTTATATGTTGGATATACTACAGACTTTAACAGAGCCACAGCACAGACAGCGGTAGAAGTAACAGAGAAACAGGTATTTCAACCGGAGCGTAATTCATTAGCCTGGATAATTAACAATAAGCTACTAAATGGATATGGTTTTAAGTATGTTAAAGCAGTATTCAATGAGCCTGATGTTACTAATACAGATGATGTTCAGAAGGTTCTTAATATAACAGAACGGGCAGGCGGCTTAACACCCAATATGGCCAAGGAATATACATCCAAAATCCTCGGAAAGGAAGATACCGGAGATTTTAAAGGTGATTGGGGTGACATTCCATTACAGTACCTTAAGGCTCTGCCGCAGCAACAGCTTACAGATGATATTATGCAACAATATGGTAATATTGTTCAAAAGGCTGAAGCCAGTGGTGAACCCGATGAATTGGTTTCAGTTATGAAGTCCATACAAAAAGCACTTGTAATGTACAAGGAGCGTGATTAAATGGATGACACAAGTATTGCAAAAGCTATGATATGTAACGCTGATTCTATTCTATCAGCTATAGATAGGTATATACAGAAAGCTGATGACGATTTAAAGGATACTCTGGAGAATAACGGATTTGTTGATGCGGCCGCTACGGTTGCTACAGTGAATGCTTTAGAGGAACAGATTGCAGATGCACTAGAAGAACAGACTAATACATTGTCAGATGTTATTTCATCATCAACTGACAGTGATTGGGATACTGTTAATGAGAGTGTGAACAATATGCTTTCAGAAGATGATATTGCTGAAATAGTTGCTGAAGCTGCAGAGGATATGTATACAGTAAATGTTCCAGAGCTGGCTACGATATATTTACAAAATACTGATCCAGATTTGGTTGTGGAAGAGGTTAGCAGTCAGACAACAAGTTGGATTTCTGAATGGAGTGCACAGCTCGGAAAACTTATGAAGATAAATTCTCATAAACAGATAACGGACCTAATACAAGATGCTATAGACAGAGGTATATCAATAGCTGAGTTATCAAGAACAATACAGTCTGAGGGTTTCAGAAATGAGCTATGGCAGGCTAGAAGAGTTGCACTTACTGAAACACTAAGGGCACATTCTGTGGCTCAGGAAGAGGCTATACAGCAGAATCCAGCGGTAGAACAGAAAGAATGGGTTCACTCAGGCGGATATAGGATAGAACCAAGAGCCAATCATGTTGATATGAGTGGACAGATAGTAAATAAGAATGAATCATTTATTCTTAAAGGCAGGGATGGAAATATATATTTCCCGATGTATCCTCGTGATCCATTGTTACCTGCTTGTGAAAGTGTTAACTGTCACTGTATACACAGAGGGATAGTTAATAAGGATATATTCAGAATGCCTGCTGATTATAAGAAGAAAATGCAGGATGAATCTGTTAAGGCTGCCAATAAGAAATGGGAAGAGGATTTAGATAAGAAAAATAAGGCAGCAGCAGGAATTAAACCATATAACGCATATGAGAAATTCACAGAAAAGACAAAGGAAAAACAGATTAAATACATTGGTGGCAAGGCTAAGATGGCATTATATGATGCTGGCTTAGTGACAGATGAGAAAATGCTTAAGAAAATTAAGAACTCAACATTGCAGGAGCTTAGGGAAGATGGTATATTGACTATAGAAACACCGGCTATTAAACATTCAACTGTTGGTGATTTTACTAATCGTAGAAATCCAAACAAGCCAGCTGGTGGTAGAAATGGCGGCAATATGAATAACGGAGGTCACTCACAGGCTAATATTGATGAATTAATGAATAGAGGAATTTCATATAGCATAGAGAAGACTTATGATAATGGAGTTCGTATTGGCGGTGTAGAAGGACACAAAGAGAGTGATAAAAGATTGGGACAAACAGGTCAGGCTTGGTTCCCAGAAAATTGGGATTCAGATAAAATTACAATAGCAGGAACGTATACAGCTAATAAGCCCGCTATTATTATAGAATTAAAAGATGACGATAACATAATAGGATATAAAAAGTATCAAAAATATGATGGTGTTGTTGTTGGAATAGTTGAGGATGCAGAACACAATATTAATACAATATTCCCAGATGGTGAGCAAAGAGAGGTGAATGATTTTGGTGGATAAAGAAAAAGTAAAGCATATAATTGATTGGTGGCGAAAAACAGACACTCAAGGGTTAGATAGTGAGAAGTATTTTTTTAATCCACTAATGGCAGCCTTTGGAGACAGTGTTGATGAAATACTAAAGTTTCTGAATGAACTAGATATAGATGATCTGGATTATATATCAGGATGTTTTGAGAATATATATGGCAAGTTCATGACAGATGACGTATGGGATGCACTTGGTGCATTGGAAGATAAGATAAAAAACAGATAATAAAAGCAATCGGAATAAAGTTGTGTATGCAACCGTTCTGGTTGCTTTTTTTATGCTCATTTTTCAAAAAGAAGGTGATCCGATTATCTCGGAGCTGTCCGTTAAACAGCAAAAATAATATAGGAGGTACGAAAGAATATGCCAAAGAAGATTGCGAAAGCATATGAAATTAGCAATGCAAGAATCAACTTCGTTTCACTAGTGAATAAAGCGGCTAACAAACACCAATTTCTTATAGTGAAGGCTGATGATGGCAATGCAACATTCCAGACATTTGGTCGCATCGTCAAAGCTGATACTGAAAGTCATTATGTAACCGGTATTGTGTATGAGCCGATGGTTGAAGATTCACAAGGTAACTATATGACCGAGGAAGAGATAGCCAAGGCAGCTCATTGGTTTATGAAAAATGAGGGTTCTGTTGATATTCAGCATTGTTTTAAGAAAGCAGATGGCTGTGAAGTGGTTGAAAGCTATGTGGCTAAAAGTGATATGGAAATTGATGGACAGCCAATTAAAAAGGGAACTTGGCTTATGACTATGGAAATTTCTAATGCTGATGTATGGGATTCTATATCAAAGGGCGATATCACAGGCTACTCTATGGGAGGTGTAGGCGCTTATTCGTTGGAAGATGTAGAACTTCCTGTAGAAAAGCAGGAAGAACCAAAGGGGATTTTTAAGAAACTTGCTAAGGCTATGGGTTTTGAAGTGGTCGAAAAAGGAGCTGTTAAGAATCAGTATACCAGAAGAATAAAGTCAGATAATTTTTATACTGCTTGGTCTGCATTGAGTAATGTCTTAGATGGTGAAAAGTTCAATCCGGAAACAGGTCAGTATGAATATGGATATACAGATGATGAAGATGTTATCAGAGCTGCACTTTCTGATTTTAACGATATTGTTACTAACCTTCTGACAGGTAATGTAAGCATTGTTAAGTCATTAGAAAAGGCAGCAAAGGAAGCCCCTGCACCAATTATTAAAGCAGGGAAAAGCCTTAGTAGTAAGAACCTAAGTGCTTTAAAGGGAATACATGAAAGCCTTGGCTCATTCCTGTCCGATTTTGAGGAAGAGCCAGAAAATAATATCAATAAGGAGGATGACACTATGACACATGAAGAAGTTCAGAACATTGTCGGAGAAGAAGTGAAGAAAGCGATGGAACCTATCGCAAAGCAGCTGGAGGCTATTACTAAGAGTGCTGAACCAATCACACCGGAAACAGCTACACCGGAAACGGGTGATGTATCAGCAGATTCTATTGCAAAGATGGTAGGAGAAGAAGTTCAGAAGGCAATGGAACCGGTTACTAAAATGCTTGAGCCACTTATGAAGAGCAGATCACTTCCAGGAAATCTCAATGATGCTCCAGGTTCAGCAGTAACAAAGAGTGAGGCAGAGCCTCATTATATGACAGGTATGTTTTAATAAAAGGAGGATTTTGATATGCCAATAAATAATGGAAATATTATTAACAAAGCGGCTATTGCCACAACAAGTATTACGCATGGATTACTTAATCCTGAGCAGGCTAGAAAGTTTATTCAGCAGACATTTGAAGCTACTAATCTTGCACCACTTGTAAGACACGTTATGAGACAGTCTAAGAGTGGTGAGATTGATAAGATTGGTATTGCTTCTCGTATTATCAGAGGAAAGAAAGAGAATTCAGATGATGGATACAGAGCGGGTGTAGCAACCAAGGTAATTGAATATGCTTGTAAAGCTGTTCGTTTACCTTGGGAAATTACAGAGGAAACATTAAGAGAGAATATAGAAGGACAGCAGCTTGAGGCTATCATTACTAATCTTATGACAGCTCAGATAGGCGTTGATATGGAAGATTTATATCTTAATGGTGATGAAAGAGCAGCTAACGCAAAAGATTTCAGTTCATCAGATACATATGCTGTAGGTGATTATGTTAAATATAACAATAATCTTTATACATATGTAGCGGAGCATACTGCTGGCAGTTGGAATGTGGCAGAGGTTGAAGAAGTTGGTAGTGTAGCTGATATAGATTTCCTTAAGCTTAATGATGGTTGGATTAAGCAGATTGGTGACAATGGACATGTATATGATGCTTCTAGCGAAAATGTTATGAAACTTGATATTTTCTACAAGATGTTACAGAAACTTCCTAACAAGTATAATAATGGTAAGTTACGCTGGTTAATGTCTCCTAAGAGAGCTCAGGAATGGGAACTTTATCTTATGAATCAGGTAATTGAAAAGGGCGGAGCAATTCCTGACAATGTATATACACAGCCGGTCCATATTCCTACAATTTCTTGTCCATCGTTAGGCGATGATAAGATTATTCTTACAGATCCTAAGAACCTTGTTGTTGTTAACACTTATGATATGAAAATCAGAAAGACAACAGAAGGTAAAGAGGCTATTATGCAGGATAAGAGATTTTATGTATGCCACATGGATTATGATGCTACTATCGAGGAAACAGATGCTACAGGTATAATCACAGGTCTTCCATCACTTGGCTAGGAGGTAGATTATGAAAAAATTAGTATTAAATAAAGGACTTTCATATTCGGTTCGAGGCTTTTCTTGTTACAAAGGAAAGCCTTTTTTAATTGATGATGAAATGGCAGTAAAACTTTTGCGAACTGGAAGATTCAAGGAATTAGAGATAGTCGAGGTTGACAGTTCAGATGTGGAAGATAATCAGGGTGTGGAACTATCAGCAGAAGTTATAGAGAAAATGAGAAAAGACGAACTTATCACTCTTGCAAAGGAAAAAGAAATTGACCTTACAGGATGCGAGAAGAAAGAAGAAATTGTTGAGAGAATAAAAGGCGTCCTTGGTTTTGTGAATATGACAGATGTGTTTGGAGAGTAGGTGTTTGTATGGTTAGACCTTGGGTGAGTCCGAAAGATGTAAGAGATTATTCTGATTCGGAGAAAGTAAAAGCCAGGGAAGATAATAAGCTTATGTTTGATATAGCAAGAGCTGAAAAGTATGTAATACATCATACCCATAACCATTTTGATGCTGCTGAATATGAAGAATCACTGCCATTAGATGTAAAGATGGCAGTGATTCTTCTTGCTGAAGCTTATGCCAAGCAATCCATTTTACATAAAGAAGGCAATATGAATTCGGAAACATTTGATGATTATTCATACACTATGGATTCAGATTCGGATATAGCAGAACATCTGGGATTAGAAACAATGCTTTCAGATTACATATTAGAATCTGGAAATGGTAAGGCGTTTCTTCGTATGCGAAAATTATAGGAGGAATTATATGGCTTTTGAAACATTATTGGACCATAAATGCAACATATATCATATCGTGAAAGAACAGGAATCTAAAGGTTATGGTATATCTGCAAGTAAGTATTCTTATCCAGTCGAACCGGATGAAAAAGAAGTTAAGTGCCATTTTAATGTATCTGGTGATGGCAATATGACACAGACTTCTCCATCAAATAATTATAGATATATAGGAAAGCTACAATTACCAATAGGTACAGATGTAAGGCTGTTGGACAGAATTGTTGATTGCGATAATGGATTGGTATATACAGCTGAGGTTGTCCGTAATATCAGAAATCATCATCTGGTTGTAATAATTCACAGAAAGGGTACTCCTCAGGAGGCTTTGTGATGGGAAAATATATTACTATAGATATAAGCGGACTAAACGAATTTGTTGATGCTCTTGGCGCAGCAGGTAAGACAGAATTTAAGAAAGAACTCCGCTTATTTATGAATGGATTAGCACAACAGTTTCTTACTATGGTGCAGGATTACATCATAGAAAAGAAAAATGTTAATACAAGATTATTGTTAAACAGTTTTTACATAGGAAAGATTGAAAATCAAGGCTTTACCATTGAGGTTGGAAGCAATGTGGAATATGCGGAGTACGTCAATAAAGGTCATTGGCTTAACCCTAAGGGTGTTGACATGCGTTTTGTTCCTGGATACTGGAAAGGCGACGAGTTTATATATACACCTGGTGCTAAATCGGGAATGATGTTAAAGCAAAACTATGTTAAAGGTTCGCATTATTGGGATGACGCTCTGAGAGATATAGAAAAAGCTCTTCCTGGAATCTTGGAAGACAATATTCAGAATTGGATTAATAGTTATTTTGGAATGGAGTGAAAGTATGATTGAATTTGAAATAGCAGGTTTATTTTATGCGATAAAAAAGGCATTGAGTAAGGATAAAGATAATGTTTATGAAACTTACTTTGATGAAATACCTAAGGATATATTCCTTCCATGCGTATACTTCCCTGCTCCTGAAATAACAGAGAGTGGATGGTCCTCTAGTGCATATAAGGCAACTTTTACATTATATGTAACTGTTATGGCACCTACAACATCACAGGCCGCCAGAATGGCAACGGATATAGTATTAGATATCAGCTCTAGGAGAAAGAAGATTCCAATTGTAAAAGAGGATGGTACAATCTCCAGTCATAGCTTTAGAGTTAAGGATATTAAGGCAGATAAGGCGGATGAAGGCGTATATGAGATAAAAGTTACATGGGATAGATATTCTGAATATGTAAAAGAAGAATACCAGTTAGCCAAGGACATTTATATTAATAAGATTTGATAAAGGAGGGTTTATGCGACAAACAAAGACTTCAGAAAATACTACTAATGATATGCCTGTATACGAATATTTGCAGATAAGAAAAGACTGCTTAAAGCTCTTTGGAGTAACAACATCTACATTCGATGGTGCTACAGCAGATATGGATACACAGAATTCATATACCATACAGGAAGTACAGGATACGATTAATAATTGGCTGAAAAAGGAGGTTAATTAACCATGAGCGGTGGAATATTTGATATGAATATATCGAAGAAAAGACCTGGAACTTATCTGAACTTTAAGTCAAAAAAAGGTCAGAAAGTAAAAGGTTCATCAAGAGGAATAGCAATAGTTCCCCTGATAGATTTAGGTTGGGGAGTTAATGGAACAATGCTTAAGATTAGCAATGCTTCTCCAGATGCTTATGCAGTACAGTTAGGTCATAGTGTTTATGATGCGGATAATAATATGCTGCTTATAAGAGAAATCTTAAAGAATGCAGTTACTTGCTATGCTTATATTATCAATAATGGAACGGCGGCAAGTGTAGAAGCTGGCGGAATGACAATTACTGCTACATATGCAGGTACAAGAGGTAATGATATATCTGTAGCTTGTGTAGCTAATGCTACTGAAGGTTCTAAGTTCGATGTAAAAGTATATCTTGATACAAATATTGTAGAACAGTATGAGAAAGTAGGAACTATAGCAGAGCTTATATCTGCTTCTAGTGGCTTATATGTCAAGTTTTCCGCTGTGGAAACATCTGCGGCATTACAGGCATTTGCTGTAGCAAAGCTTACAGGTGGAACTAATACTAAGTCTGCTAACAGTGATGTATCAGCGTTTTTAGATGCCTGTGAGGGCGTGAAATTTAATACTATGTGTTTTCCTGTAACGGAAAGTTCATTACAGGCAGCAGCTACATCTAAGATTAAGTATCTGCGTGATAATGTTGGGAAGTATGTACAGGCTGTTATGCCTGACTGTAGTGCCAATTATGAGGGTATTATCAATGTTACTAATTCAGTAACAATAGATGGTGTTGATTTAACTAACGCACAGGCTTGTGCGTGGGTAACAGGCATTACAGCGGCAGCAGAAAAGACAGAATCTAATACTTATGCAGAGTATTCAGAGGCTACTGCTGTTGTAGGCGTAAAGACTAATGAGCAGGCTGAGCTTGCAATTGATAATGGAGAGTTTTTCTTCAGTATGTCGGAAGAAGGCAAGGTTATTGTTGAGTATGACATTAACAGTCTACATACGTTTACAGCTGATAGAACAGAAGATTATAGAAAGAATAGAGTAATGCGTGTGTATGATTCTTTTGCAGAAGATATTAAGATGACATTTCCACCTAACAAGTATTCTAATGATGAAACAGGCTGGCTTGTTATGGAAGGACTTGGCAGAGCATTACTCAATACATATGTTAATGATGGAGCTATATCTGATGTTTCGGCTGAGGAAGACTTCTATGTAGATCAGGAACGTAGCATTGGCGACCAGACATACTTTAATGTAGGTCTTAAAGCTGTAGATTCAGCAGAGAAATTATATTTCTCTGTATCAACAAGATAGGAGGACTAGGATATGTCAGAAAATAAGAAACCTTTATCTCTTGAAGAAGGGAAAATCTTCATTGACGGAGTTGAAGTAATTGATGCGGCAAAACTTACAATTCTGTATCAGCCTAAGGTTTGGAGTGGTAAAATGTTAGGCGATAAGGGAACTAATAGAAGATGGCTTGGTAGAGATATAACAGGAACATTGGATGAGTACAGAACAACTCCTAGATTCAATAATATTGTTGCCAAGTATGAAAATGATGGTATTACACCAGAGCTGACAATACAGGGTATCAGAGTTGATAAAGATTCTGATTACTATGAGCTGTCAGGAAGTGAATCGGTTACATTAACCGGTTGCGTACTAACCGGAGATATAACCCTATTATCACTTGATACCGATGGCGAAGTAGTTAAGGATAGTATTTCATTCGGTGCTAAGCATATATCATAATATAGATGTTTTTGTAGAGGCGTGAAGACCTCTTTTTTTATGCACATTTATTTCTATCAGTACAATAATTAAAAGCACTACAGGGCATTTTACAGCCCTGTAGTCATATATTAGGAGGTTATTTATGGCTAAGGATTTAAAGTATTTTATGAGACCAGCTGCAAAGGAAGATCAGATTGTTACAGTTCCGGGATTAGAGAGCATTAAGGATGAAAATGGAAAGGTAATTGATTTTGAAATCAAGAAACTTTCTAACGAGGAAATAGATTCTATTAACAAAATGTATGAAACTAAGACACTTCTTAAGGATAAGAAAGGCAATTTTGTTATTAACAATGGAAGGGCTGTATACAAGGTTGACAGGGATAATGGCAGAGCTGCAAGACATATTATGGCAGAGGCTCTTGTATATCCTAACTTAAAGGACGAGAAGTTAATGCAGTTCTTTAATTGTAATGACATAACTCTTATGCCTTACAAGGTATTTCCTGATAATAAGGAATTTGAATATGTAAGTAATAAGGTTATGGAAGTTCTTAATATCATTGAGCCAGAAGATGATAAAGAGGAACTCGTTAAAGAAGCAAAAAACTAATAGAAAGCAAGGATGTGGATGCGTATTGGGCACATGTGCTTTGGCAAAGGCATGGACTCAGAATAGAAGATTACGAGAAAATGACAGAAGCCCAGAAAGCATTCTATATAGCTTCAGAAAGATATGAAGATGAACATCCTTGCAGAAAAGATGGTTATATGTTCAGAACAGCTGTGAAGGGGGGTAAATGATGGCAGGGTTATCCGTAAAATTCACTGCTTTAGATGCAATAAGTGCTAAGTTTGATAATATGGCCAAGGCGGGAACAAAGGCTACAGAAGCATTTAGCAATATGGAACGTACAGGCGATAAGGCTATGGATAATGTAGCAAGCAATATGGACAATGTAACACAGGGAATGAAAAATACCACAACTGCTACAGATAATTGTTCAGATGCTATGGAGAATTACGACAGTGCCTGTTCCAAGGCGGCAGACGCTATGGAAGAATATGAGAATGCCTGCAATCAGATATCTAAGGCAACAGAAGACGTTGCCAGTAATCAGTCACAGGTAGAGGAATCAATGTCAGGCATATCAACTTCAACAGATAAAGCAAAAGAATCTATGAAGAAATACACAGATGAAACTGAAAGGTTAGGTGAACAGTCAAAGAAGACGAGCAAAGAAGCCTCCTCGGCAATGAGTGGGCTATCTCAGGTAATTACAGCATTTGGGCTAAGTACTGCAATAAGTAAGATAAAAGATGAACTTAAAGAATGTTCTGTTGAGGCTGAGAACTTTGAAACAATGGCGGCAAAGTTATCTACGATTGCTGACACAACTGTAATATCAATGAATACATTATCAACACAGGCCATGAAGACATCAAGAGATACAGCAACAGATATTAACCAGCTTACAGATACAGCATACAATGCTATATCAGCCGGTGTTAATACAGCTAATGCTTTTAGTACAGTTGAAGATGCGACAAGACTTGCAACATCAGGTTTTACAAGTTCAGCTTCCGCATTGTCAGTATTAACAACCACCTTGAACGCTTATAAGCTTAGTGCAGATGAAACAACCAACATATCTGATTCGCTGATTATGACACAGAATTTAGGTGTAATGACTATCGATCAGTTGAGTACTTCAATGGGTAAAGCTATATCTACAGCCTCCGCTTATTCTATTGATTTGTACAATCTTGAAGCGGGATATATAAGTCTTACTAAAGCAGGTATTTCAGTAGAAGAATCAACGACTTACATATCAAGCATGTTTAAAGAACTTGGTGATTCTGGTAGTGATATAGCTGAAATAATACAGAATGAAACAGGAAAGTCATTCGGAGAATTAATGAAGAGCGGATATACTTTAGCTGATGTTATGCAGATACTATATAACAATGTTGAAGGCAATAGTGAGGCTTTAATGAATCTGTGGAGCTCGGCGGAAGCAGGTAAAGCAGCCAATGCGATAGTTAGTCAGGGACTTAGTACATTCAATTCTAATCTTGAGAAGGTACGAAATTCCGCAGGTGCAACCGAAAAGGCGTATGAGGCTATGACAAATACGTCTTCGTATGCTACACAGAGGGTTGAAAACAGTTCAAAGAACTTATCAATTACACTTGGAAGTAGTTTGAATCCAGCTATCAGTAAGGTTAAAAATGCATGGGCTGATACTATGGATAAGTTTTCGGATTTTGTATCTAAGTATCCTTCAGTTTCAGCAGCATTAGCCGGTATTGCGATAGGCATTGGCGGAGTAACAACCGCAGTAGCAGCATATACAGCTGTTTCAGGTGCTGTTAAAATCCTTGGTTCTACATTTACAGCATTAGGAGTATCGTTTACCAGTTTATTAGGGCCAGCAGCATTAGTAGCGGCAGGAATAGCAGCGGTTAGTGCAGCGGTGATTTACTTCACGAAGAAGTCTTCGGAGGCCGCAACAGTAGATGATCATCTGACAAGTTCTTCTCGAAAGTTACAAGAGGAAATAGAAAGCTTAAATGATGAATATGATAGAGAAGTTGAGCTGCATGGAGAGAATAGTGATAGAGCATATGCATTGAAAAATAGAATTGATGATTTAACAGAAAGCTACAATGAGAGCAGGAAAACACTAGGAGAGTTTTCACAAGAGTTGGAATCACAAGCCCAGACATTGGAGCAGATTAATTCAAAGTACAAAGAAACAATACAACAGAACGGGCAGTTGGAACAGGCTTCTTTATCACTTGTAACTAAGTTGTCTGTACTTTCTACTAAATCATCACATACTGATGAAGAATTAGAATTAATGGATTCAATTGTGAATACATTAAATACCTCATATCAGGGCTTAAATCTTACACTTGATAAAACTACAGGAAAGCTTAATATGAGCATATCCGATCTTTATAAAGCTGTAAGAGATGCGGCTTATGCTGAAAATAAACAGACACAGACTAATAAGCTTGTTGAGCTTATGAAACAGTTTGATGATGTTAAAGGTGCTAGAGATGAGGCGTATAAGGCAGTAGGAGATACATATGATAAGTGGCAGCAGGAAGAGGATTCATGGGCAGAACGACACCCTAAGCTTAAGGCAATGGGAGTAGGCAGTAGTACAAGTTCAATAGTAATGGATGCGTTTGATGATTGGCAAAAGGCAAGAGAACAGTCACATGCTGCTAGTGATAATTACAATACATTAGTTGAATCAATGGAAGAGTGCTATAGAGCACTTGGATATACTGATGAAGAGATTAAGAATCAGATTAAGCTAATGGAAGAGGCTGGCTCTAAATCGGAAGCGTATGCACAGGCAACTACAACTAATGTGGATTCAAGCACAGCAGTAAGCACAGCTATAGGAGAAGTTTCTTCAAAGTTGAAAGAGATAGCCGAGAATTATGATAAAGCTTATGCAAGTGCTTTAAGTAGCATACAGGGGCAGATGTCGCTTTGGGATACGCAGGATGCGGTAGTGGCTATGTCAGCAGATAGCATTAATACAGCAATGCAGAGCCAGATTAATTACTGGAATTCTTATAGTGAGAATCTTGATAGTCTGATATCAAAATCTGGTGATATAGAAGGACTTAGGACAGTTCTTAACAATGTGGCAGATGGCAGTGCTGATTCCGCAGCTATGATTGCAGGAATGGCAAATATGAGTGACGAACAGCTTTCAGCTATGGTAGAACAGTATGGTACATTACAGGCTTCTCAGGATGCTACAGCTGAAAGCATAGCTGAACTTGAAACAAGTTTTTCTGTTGCGTTAGATTCTATTCTTTCAGATATGGATGATACTGTTAATGGTATGAATATGGAGGACAATGCAAGAGAAGCAGCAATAGAGACAATGAATGGATATATACAGGGCATTAAGTCTAAACTGCCCGAGGTAAATTCTGCTATTGAGGCTATATCATGGGCTAAATCTAATATAGATACATTTGTACCTCATGCTGAAGGAGGTATTTTCAGTACACCTCATTATGGAGTATTTGCTGAAGATGGTCCAGAATCATTTATACCTATAGATGGCTCAAAGCGGTCAGTTGATATATGGGAGCAGACCGGTAAATTGTTGGGAACTATTGGAAATGACAATGAGGTTGATAATTATATATCAACTCAGAATAATACAGAAATGGTTCTGACAAGAGAAGTTAATACAAAAGAAACGCCAATATTATTACCGAGTGATAATGGTAGCCAGCAGGTACCAGTTGTTACCGATACACAGGATAAGACGGTAACATTAAAGATAGAAGGCTCTGGCAATCTGCAGGTTGGCAGTAATCTTAGTAAAAATGATGTTGTTGAGATACTTATGGATAATGTTAAAGAAGCGATAATGGGAATAATAGAGCAGGAAATACTTGAGGAAGGAGTTGGTTCATATGTCTTCTAGCGGATTATATCTGACTTCCTATGATGAAGTATTTCAGTTTCCGGTAAATCCTGAAAAGTTAGAAATAGGTAATAGTGCTTCTAATAGCTCTATGAATGTATATGGTGTTGGCGAGGCAACAATTATACAGGATACTAAAGCAAGCGTTATTAATTTTTCCTCATTCTTTCCAAAAACTTACTTTGGTGGATGTAATTATAACGATATTCCAGAGCCGATTAATGCTGTAAATACTATTATAAGAATGATGAAAAGCAGAACACCAATTAGGTTTACATATACAGGAGGCCTCGGTATATCACAGTATGTAACGATAGAATCTTTTGATTATTACGAAGTTGGTGGAGATGTAGATACTATTCAATTCTCAATTTCTTTAAAAGAATACAGAGAAATAGTTATGCAGCAGATAACAGTGGATGTAGTTGTTAAGCAGGCTAAAATAGCAGTCGAGGAACCAAGAGTAGATCCAGAGCCTGAGCCAGACGGAGATATGTATGAAGTGCAGTCTGGAGATTGTTTGTGGAATATAGCAAAGAATTTCTATGGTTCAGGTGCAAGGTATACAGATATATATGATGCGAACAGTGATGTTATTGAAAGCACAGCACAGGAGCATGGTTTTGACTCTTCTGAAAGCGGTCATTGGATATGGCCGGGAACAATGCTGTTGATACCTGCATAGATAGGAGGGCTTATGATTCAATTTATAATTATAAGTGGCTCTAATGGACAGGATGTATCTAATATGTTTGAAAAGATAGTGTGGAGTGGTCGAAAAGGGGCTGCTCCACGCAGTGTTCAAATCACATTAATAGATGATGATAATAAAGGAAGACCTAGAGCCACAGTAGATTGTGCCAAAGGTGACACCTGCGTGTTTTACGAAGATGGAACCGAGTTATTTAGAGGAATTATCATAAGTACAAGTCAGGGTTCAGGAAGAAAACTTGTAATAAAAGCTTACGATAATATGTATTATTGGGCTAACAATATGGATTCATTTTCATATGAAAATATGAAAGCAAGTGAAATATTTGATGATTGCAGGAATCGCCTTGGCATGAATGGAGGAGAATGTGCAGATACAGCATATGTAATTCCATCATTACCGAAAAAGAAAACAACCTTTTATGATGTTGTCCTAGATGCTTTAAGTACAACATATAACGCTACAGGATTAAGATATTATATATCATCTGAAAAAGGAGATATACACCTTAGAAGAAGAGCTGAAAACGCATTGCAATGGGTGTTAGAAACTGGCAGCGAACAATCTAATATTACCAATTATACATATGATAAATCTATTGAAAACATAAGAACAAGGGTTAGACTGCTTTCAAACGAGAATGCAGTTGTATACGAGAGAACTAATGAAGAATTGGAAGCAGCGATAGGTACATTTATGGAAGTAAAGTCTGTTAGTGATTCCTATAATGATGCTCAAATACAGGAACTTGTTGATTCAGTGTTTGATGAAAAGGGTAATCCGGAACAGTCACTTAAGGTTACAGGTAAAGGAGCTTCTGATGCTATATCAGGAAAGGCAGTATATGTTATTATTCCACATCTTAATATTAAACGGACATTTTACATAGATCAGGATAAGCATACATATACGAGATTTCAGCACACAATGGAGTTAACTCTTAATTGGGCTAATGATATTGAGGATGCAGGATAGGAGTTATATGCAGGAAACTAGTTTAAAAGGATTGATTCAAGGGTTGTCACCAGAACAGCCTGGAGTTATTGAAGGGAAGGTGACAAGTACATCACCGCTTAGCGTGACAATTGTCAACGACACTAAGATGTGTCTTTCAGCCAATTCATTGGTAGTTCCACAACATCTGACAAGCTATACAGTAGGTGCATCATTTAAGGTATCAGCATCAGGCGATACGACGACAGTAGAAGACCATTACCATAAGCTTGATAATTTTCAACTGAATAAAGGTTCTATAACAATAGATAACTCATTGAAGATAGGGGATGTTGTGTATTTGTTGCACTACAACAGTGGTAAGAAATTTTATATCTTAGACAGAAAGGGGGAATAGTATGTCTTTTGATAAACCTATACCGGTGAATAGCATAAGCAAAGCGGAAATATTAACTTCTCGTACATATGCTATAGATTGGAAAAATGGTGAAATAAGAGGCTTTGTCGATGGACAGGAAGCCGTTAGACAGTATGTTTTAAAAGCATTAATAACCCCTAGATTTCGGTGCTTAATATATGATTCAGATTATGGCAGTGAGATACGAGATAGGATTATATCAAAGAATGTGACACAGGATTATCTTGAAAAAGAAATGCCATTTCTCATAGGGGACGCAATAACCCATGATGAAAGAATTAAGAAAATATATAACATTTCTTTTAAAAGAGGCTCTTCTCCGAAGAATAAGGATTCAATATTGGTAAAATTTGATATGGATACGATATACGGAATAATTAATGTTGAGGAGGTGATATAGAGTGTTTGAAGAATACACAGAGGAATACTTTCTCGAACAGGCAAGGCTAAAGGGACAGGAACTTAATATTGATACAAGACAGGGTTCATTGTATATGGATGCGGCAACGGGGCATTGCATAAGAGCGGCCAAGTTTATGGCAGACCTTAGTCAGGCATTTGATATGCTTGCTGTTGATACATGTGGCGGTTCGATTCTTACTGAAAAAGCGGCACAGGATAATGTCATACGGCAACCGGCAACGCCTTCATATTGGCATATAAATATGGACGGAACAATACCTGATACTGGAACACGAATGTTTGTAGATTCTTATTATTTTGAACTGATATATGATAACGAACAGTATCTTTTAAAGTCGGAAGAACTTGGAACAAAGACAAATAATCTTCAGGAAGGTTCAAATGTTATGCCTGTATATAATGTTGATGGTCTGAAGTCTTGTACGTTAGGTTCATTATATACGCCAGGTGCGGCGGCGGAATCAGATAAGAGCTTAAGAGAACGCTGGCAGTTAAAGAAGTCAGGACCTTCACAGAATGGCAATAAGAATCAATATCAGACTTGGTGTGAATCTATTACAGGTGTAGGAAGAGCACATATCATTCCATTATATGGCGGAGAAAATACTGTTGCAGCTGCCATATATTCTACTACAGGAGAAATACCATCTAAGACCATATTAGAGGCTGTACAGGAATATATTGACCCTATAGTCAGAGGATATGGGGTTAATATAGATGGAAAGTCTTACATATTTGGTGATGGGCTTGGTGATGGTGTTGGAAATCTAGGAGCACATTTTCTGGCAATGCAGCCAATAGAGGTAGATATAAATGTATCATTTGAAGGAGATTTGAAGAGTGGATATAACAAAATACAGGCACAGAACCTTATTATAATTTCTATTAAGGAATATTTGAAGAAACTTGTGCTTGAAGGGAAAGAGTCTGTTGTTATCAAAGTATCGGCTATAGGCAGCATTATTTCAAGTTGCGAGGCTATCAATGACTATGCACCAGCTTCTCTTAAACTTAATGGAGGAACAGCCAATATTACTGTTGGAAATATGAGTGCTCCAATAGTAAAGGGGGTTGTTATAGATGCTTAATCATGACATTTTTTGCAACCGACAAAGGAGTGGATACGAGGAAGTATTCTCATATGGTCCATATTTTTTTAAAGATATTAAGGATTTAGATGCTTCATTAAAATTCGCTGGATTAACATTAGACATTATGGCTGAGAAGCTTGAACTTCTTATGAAGGATCAGTTTATTGTATCTGCAGATAAAGAAACAATATATAGATACGAGGAATGGCTAGGACTGGAACATGATTCTAACAAATCATTAGTAGACAGAAGAAAAAAGGTAAAGCTGTTATGGAATGGCGGTGAAAAGCTGAATGGGGAACTTATCAAAAACCTTGTAAAATCTTATACAGGTTGCGATGAGGACCCCATTGTTATTATGACAACAAAGCTTACGATTAAAGCACAAATCACAGGAAATAATCTGGTTTATATGGATGATTTGCTGGAGCAATTAGAAAAGATGAAGCCAGCACACATTTTGATAGAAATGCTTCTTGATATCGCTGTTCCTATAAAGATAGGAAAATCTGTAAAACACTATGTTTATGATTATCCTGTAGCAGGGATTACTCCGGATATATCTACACTAGGAGATAATAATGTAGGTGTGATAAGTGCTAATAGCGTAATAAATAGTACAGTATATGAGCATAAACAGACATCTGAATCAATAAAAGCTGGTACATTGCCAGAACAGGCTACCATAGGTATAAGTGTTGATAGCATTACTTCTGTCGGGGAATCAGTAGAAAGTAACTTATATGATTTTAAGGCAACATCTAAAAATCTGGCAGCAGGAACTTCTAATGAGATAGGAACATTGGGAGAGTCCATTAAAAGTAACATCAAAACGACTTCCATTATAACGGATTTCGGGTTGACATATAAACAATGCAGAGAGGAGGAAAGCTGATGGCTTGGAGCAATGCATTTTTAAACAAAATGAGAAAGTATTGGTGTAGGAACATAGTAAAAGCACAGTATTATGCAAGTAACACCAATAAATGGTACGATGGAAAAATTACTACAAAAGATGTTGAAAACACAGAAGTTGTTATCAAGTTTGAAACAACTGATTCAGAGAATCTAACTATCACATCAATAAGGCTAATTGATTCTGGTGGGGAAGTAGCATTTTCAGAAGGAAGAAATATTGTGAAGAAATCAACACAGGGGGTGCTGCTTCAGATAACTGCACCTATTGTTGAATCGTAAGGAAGGAGGATTAATATATGCAGAACCCATTGATATGGCAGGATGAAGTAAGAAGTCCAGCTAATACATATTCTGTTACCAAAAATTCAGATGGCACGGTTACATCTATGCCAGCAGGAAAGCTTATACAACAGGGTACAAATCAGAGTGCAGCCAATTTTAATAAGTTATCCGATGGAGCATATGAAGCCAATTTGTTAGCTGCAACATTACTTGAAGAGGTTGTGAATCATCAGCGAAAGATAAAAGACCTTGATGGACAGGTGATAGATGTTACATTAACCAATACACTGGATTATCCATTTAACAACTCCAAAAAGACAATAGCAATTAATCCTAAAGATACATTGGAATACAGGGTATATGTTGAAATACAAGGTAATACAGCTAATGTTTGTGATGTTATTATAACGGATAAGCAGGTAAATGGCTTTAAAATAGCTTATACAGGTAGTACTAAGAGTGTAAAAATCAGGTGTTTTGTTACAGGAGGAATGTGTTTTTATGGCTAATATTATCATTAAATCAGACGAGCGAAGAAGTCAGGAACAGGCTGTATTAAGAGAGTATGGGATTAATCCAGATACATCTACAGCTGCACAGCGAGAATATGCAGAGGTTATCAATAATGGAACTAATGCAGCTTACAATGAAATGAGGAGGTATCAATAATGAATATAATTGAAATGAATGAAGGTAGAAAAATTGATTATACAATAGATAAAACAAAGATAAATTTTAATGACGAGCTTATGCTTAATCTTGCTAAGTATGAACAGGACAGAGTTATTACAATAGATATATGTTCGGATATCAATGGTAATCTGTCTACAGCGGTTGCTTTTAAATATGTTGCTCAAATTGAGATTCCTGCAAGGAAATACATAATTGGAGAAGCAGATAATCCAGAATATAACGAAGATGATGAACAGAGTAAAAGGAGTATCGAGACTAAAGAGCCGATACCTTTTGATATTGATAAGGTAACTTTGAGATTATGGAGTGTAGAATAGGAGGATAATATGGGTAATTATGATCAGTTTAATCTTGCGGTAAAGGAACTATCCGGAGGAAAGTGTGTATCTATTATGGATGACGCAGGACTTCCAAGCGTATATGTAGCTATACCTAAGGGTTACAATGGAAATGTTATAGCGGGTGGAAATGCAAGCAAGGTACATCCTGCATTTATTGTGAATGGCGTTGAAAAGAAAAGTTTTTATTTTTCTAAGTATCAGAATGTTGTCTTTGAAAATAGAGCATATTCTTTATCAAGAAGAGAGCCACTTACATCAATTAATCATGATACTGCTAAAGCATATTGTACCAATAAGGGAAAAGGATTCCACTTGGCCACAGTTGCAGAATGGGCGTATATTGCTCTTTGGTGTCGTAAGAATGGTACTATGCCACATGGAAATAATAATTATGGATGTGATATTAATCATGCATATGAAACAGGTACCGAAGCCTCTAAAGATGGTAATAGAACTGGTAAAATTCTTACTGGTTCAGGTCCTGTAACATGGAATCACAATCATCAAGGGGATGGTATATGTGATATGAATGGAAATGTATGGGAATGGATGGACGGAATGCGATTAAATAATGGGGAAATAAACATTATTGCCGACAATAATGCAGCACTTGGAGCAGATTGTGACACATCTGCAGCAAGTACATTGTGGAAAGCAATTTTATCGGATGGTTCCCTTGTTACTCCGGGTACTTCTGGCACATTAAAATATGATTTAGTAAGCAATAATGTTCAGCTTACCGCAGGAAAACCTACATTCAACAAAGATCAGGGTGTTGGAGGAGAATATAAAAATATGACATTGGCTAGTGGATTAGTCGCACCAGAGCTTGCAAAAGCTCTTATTTTATATCCTGATGAACCAGGTGGTGATTATGCAGGTGACTATCATTGGTTCAATCCATCTGGTGAGCGCTTGCCGCTTTGCGGGGGCGGCTGGGGCAGTGGTGCTTCCGCTGGCGTGTTCGGCTTGTATCTGAGCAATCCCCGTTCTCGCGTCGATTGGAGCGTTGGCTTCCGCTCCGCTTTTGTTGATCTGTAATCTGGTATACTGTGTTCTGCTAGAGGCTACGATAGTAGCCTCTTATTTTTAGATGTTAGTGATAACGAATTTTGTTATTTTATAACAAAAATACATAAAAAGTGATATTTGATATAAAATGAATAACTGATATTGTTAAGAGGTACGAGTATGGAAGAATTGAAAATACTTCAGAAATCTTTTGATATGATGAAATATGCATACTCAGCTCTTGCACAGTTTCCCAAAAGTGAAAAATTTGCTTTGGTTGTAGATATAAAAAGGTGTATGGATCTTATATTGGAAAGGATTATTGAAGGTAATAAAAAATATTACAAGAAGACAACACTGCAAGAATTAGATGTAGAAATTAATAAGCTCAAAGCATATGTGAGATTGTCCTACATACTAGGCTTTCTGCCAACTAAAAAATATGAGATATGGTCTGATATGGTAGTTGAACTAGGAAAGATGGTAGGTGGTTGGATAAAATCACAACAGAAATAATTGGGAATGGAATACAGCGCTTGCCACTTTGCGGGGGCAACTGGGGCAATGGTGCTTCCGCTGGCGTGTTCAACTTGAATCTGAACAATCCCCGTTCTAACGTCAATTGGAACGTTGGCTTCCGCTCCGCTCTACTCTCATTGGCCAGATATTTATTACTTAAGGGTAATATTTCAGTGCAGAGAGAATAAAGGATTCCATTTCCTTGCATTTAGCAAAAAATATATTTGGATATGAATGCCGGAAGTAAGAATAATATCCGAACCACGCAATGCTCAAAGGAGATAATATGTCCATTCGCAATGTATTTGAGCAAATTACATCATTTGAGAATTTGATAATTGCAGAAAAAGATTCTGCCGTATCTAAAAGATATACAAATGAAGTCTTATCTTTTAGGTATTATTACGAGGATAACATATTAGATATAAGAAAGGCTTTGATTAATCTACAACCACCGGAAACTATATTTCGCTCATTTTATGTTTATGAGCCCAAAATCAGAAAGGTAATTTTTGTTGATTACAAGACAAAGATAATACAAAGAGCATTATATAATGTACTAAATCCATTAGTGTGCAAAGGCTTTATAACTGATACATATTCCTGCGTTAAGGGAAGAGGGCAACTTAAAGCTATGCAGCGTTTATATGGATGGATGAAATATGTCAATAATTCAGGTAAAAAATGGTATTACTTAAAAATGGATATAGAAAAATTCTTTTACAGAATGGATCATGATGTATTGATATCAATTTTGGAAAAGAAGATAGGCGACAAGAGAACGCTAAAGTTGCTGAAACATTATATTTCAGATTCATCAATACCTTTTGGGTTACCATTGGGAATTAAATCACCACTTGAAATAAGACAGAGTGATATGCTGTGGGACAAAGGCATTCCGATTGGCGGAGGATTATCTCATATGTTTGGGAATATGTATCTTGATAAGCTGGACCAGGAATGTAAAAGAAATCTTTCTATACATTATTATATTCGGTATATGGATGATGTAATCATACTTTCTGATAGCAAAGAGCAGTTATGGCAATGGAAACATCATATTGAAGATTTTCTGATGAAAGAATTGAAATTAAATCTGAATAAGAAAACGGCTATCCGTCCTATATCACAAGGAGTCGAGTTTGTAGGTTATAGGATATGGCCAACACATGTAACATTAAGAAAGAGCACAAGCTTAAGAATGAAGAGAAGGCTGAAGGTGTTACGTATCAGATATCGTGATTATCAGATATCATTGGATAAAGTTTTTCAAACAATTGCAAGTTATACGGCAATGATGCGCCAATGCAACTGTAAATTATTAGAAAAGAAAATACTAGATGAATATGTGCTTACACATAACAGAGAGGATATATAATGGATGAAGAAAATATCATAGAACTATTGGAATTTTATAATGATATGTTTGAAAAACAGGAAGAAATTATATATAGAATGGGTAAGTTATTAAAGGACTATGCGTATCAATTACATAATTTAAAGACTGTTTATAATTACATGGATGAAAATCCGGGGCAACAACAAGAAGCCGCTATTCTTGATGAATGCATAAAAGAATATGAATCAATGAAGGGACCTTAAAAGGGTTCCTTTTTTGATGTCAGAAAGGAGGTATACCATGTATAGATTTTTAGAAGTTGTTGCAAATGTCTTGCTCGGCGGAAAAGGTTCACTTGACCGTCTCGCAAATATCATATGTGGAGGTGATGAAAACAGTGTCACAGATTGAGATATGGATTGTATCTGGCATAATAGGTACCATTGTTGGCGGCTCTGGAATAACAGGAATGGTATTTTTCTTTATACGCAGGTACATAGAAAATAAACTGAAATTAAAGGAAGATAAAGCAAAGGCAGAGGAACAGGAAAAGAAAGATGAACAGCATAAAAGAAGAGAGTTGGCAGTTCGCAGAATGAAAGTTGATGATGAACTCCAGCATTGTGAAGGACGCCTGTTTTTCTGGATACATAAGGCAATTGTTACAGGTGCTCATAATGGTGATTTAGAAGCTGCCTTTGACAATTATCAGAAAGCAGAGCAGGCAAAAAAAGAATTGGATAGGGAAATCATCGTTGAAAACGAGATAGAATAGGAGGCATTTATGATTGAAACAATATTAAGTTATGGTTCAGCGATTATTATAGCGATTGCTGCAATATGTACATTGGTAACTGTAATTACGGAGCTTACAAAGGAAACAGGATTCTTAAAGAAGATTCCTACTGTTCTACAGGTAGTTGTGCTGTCAGAGTTGATATGTATAGTTACATTTTTTGCAGCATTGTCTTATTTCAACATTGCATTTGTTTGGTATTATCTTGTGGCTGTAATATTTGCAGCATTGATTGTAGCATTTATATGTACGCATGGTTGGGATGCATTGATTGAAATATTTAAGAGATATAACAGAAAAGATATGGAGGTATAGTTATGAGAATAGGTTTAATTAGTGGACATGGAGCAGGAGACCCGGGAGCTTCTGGATGCGGATATGATGAAGCAGATCTTACAGTCGAAGTAGTACAGAAACTTGATGAAGTGCTTAATGCACATGGTGTAGAAACAAAGGTGTATCCTTATGACAGAAATGCTTATTACGATTGCAGAGGCGATGGTATTCAGATGGATTTTTCAGATTGCACCTATGTTTTGGAAGTACATTTCAATGCTTGTGTAGATGATCAGGAAGGAGATGGACATATTACCGGTACAGAAATCTGGGTAACTCCAAGAGAAGAACATGTATCAGTAGAGGAAACAATTCTTGGTAATATGGAAAATGTTGGCTTTACTAACAGGGGTGTAAAGGTAAATGATTTCCTTGTAATTAATGTTGTTAAGAGTCAGGGTGTTTCATCAGCACTTATTGAAACATGCTTTGTTGATGATATGGATGATATCAGATTGTTCAAAGACAATGAAGATGATGTAGTAGAGGCTATTGCAAGAGGTATTGTTGAGGGCTTCGGTGAAGATTATGGAACTGATGATAATAATTCAGAGGAAGATAATGCAGGAGAATCTGAAAATACAGATAATACAAATCCGATGAACTATGACAATGAAGAATTCATTGAAATGGTTGCAGCTGCAGTTAAGAGAAATATGGGAGCATATGGTATATCAGTTGTTTCGGCTATTATTGCACAGGCTTGTAATGAAAGTGCTTATGGCAAGAGCGAAAAAGCTAGATACTATAACCTCTTTGGTCTTAAGTACAGAGAGGGCAGGGTAAGTGTTAATAATGGATATTTCAACGACAGCTCTACAGAGCAGAGGGCTGATGGTTCATATGAACCTTGTAATTCTGATTGGTATTCATTTGATAGCATTGAAAATGCTGTAATTGGTTATCTGCAGTTTATTAATACAGATAATTATGCAAACTTAAAGGGAGTGACAGATCCTTATGAGTATCTTCAACGTATAAGAGAAGATGGTTATGCTACAGCGTTAGAATATGTGGATAATGTTTATTCGGTAGTAGAATCACAGAACCTTACAAGATTTGATTCTGATGAATATAATCCTGATGCAGAGCAGGATGTAAATACTGATAACACAGAGAATAATGAGGAAGAGTGCAATTATGCACATACTGTAGGAGATGTTGTAACTATAAGTGGCGTACATTATACATCTATGGATGAAAATTGTATGACACCTGGTTATACAGAGGGAACTATTACATTCATTGCAAATGGGGCTAGAAATCCATATCTTGTTGATAACGGAAATCTTGGCTGGGTGAATGATGATGATGTAGTATCTTGTAGTGAACATTCATCAGAAGATAGCGACAGGCTTACACCACAGCAGATAGCATATGAAATCTGCTTTGGTGATAATCGTTGGGGTGATTATCCAGACCGCAAGGAGAAACTTGAAGAAGAAGGATACTCTTATAGAGAAGTGCAGGATTATATTAATGCCTATATGGGCCAGTAATATATTGTGAAATCCTTAGAATCATATGCCATTGCATAGTCTAATCAAATAGAAGCTATAACGCATTCGGTGATAATCTAACAAATACCATTTTTTACCAGTAAAAAGTGGTAGATTATAACAGAAGGAGCAATGACATATGATTAGGATTTTACTTTCTTCAAGGTTAGGGGAGAAAAAGTGGACACAGGCTGATTTGGCAAGAAAGACAGGGATAAGACCTACAACAATTAGCGAGTTGTACCATGAAGTTGTAGACAGGGTCAATTTGGACCATCTTGATCTGATATGTGAGGCGCTTGATTGCGACCTCGACGAACTGATTGTAAGAGTACCAAATAAAGAGCCGAGAATTGAACATACTATTAATGGCTCTCTCATAACCAGGCAAAAGGATGATTAAATGCTGCAACATTTAATTGTCATCGGATACGCCCATATTATGGGCGTATCCGATTTAATTCTTTTTAAGCAGCTCTACAAGGCATTCCAGCAGCTTTTTTAAGGGGTGTCAGAAGGTGAAGCCGACATGTTTTAAATTCATCGCCATAAAGTCCAAGGCGGTGTGTGAGAATATTTCGCATAATTGTAACTTTCTGTTCTGGTGTGTATCCATCCATTGAACGGAATACGATTTTTTCTTGTGAAGTGATAGCCCATGCAGATACCGCTAAACAAAACTGTATATAGGCTTTGATTTTTCCTGCGTGAAGTGTGCTGTTGAAAAGTCTGAATTCCACTGTACCTTTGGTGAAGAAAGAATGGAGATTTATTCCATGGTATCTTGTGTCATTGTAATGCTGATGATTTATTCCACCGCAATAACCATCATTTGCTTTGCTATACCAAATTTCTTCAGCTTTATCTTTAGTAATATTCTTATCTTTTTTCATAGCATCAAGAAGTGTTTTATTAAGTTTGTGACACCAGTGTTTTTCTCTATCCCCAATTTGAAGAGCTTCGTAAATTAAATCTTGTCTGGCAGTCATAAAGCTAACTAATCGTCTGAGAGTTATTGCTGTATGATTTGCACCATCAACATGTATATGAATACCACAACTGCTATGAGCTTTTGCACCATTTTCTCTGAGTTTTCGTATGATATTTTGGAGAAGCTCAATGTCTGAATAATTAAGTGGTGGTGTTACAAATTCAACTTTGTATTCATCAAGAGCAGCATTCGTACCATCGTTTATTATTGGACAAATAGAAGAATCTCTCATAATTTTCCATTTACGAGCTGTCTGATCAATGATATTGCGTGTATGATAACAATTTGCTTCTGGTTGAGATGGTACTGATTCGAGAACTTCAGCAACAATACGCGCAGCTTTTTCTCTTGTAATACCCGTCATTTCCACTTCCACTCCAAATAATTGATTTTTTAGCATATATTTATCCTCCTGAATTTTATTTCTATTTTATTGAATTTTTATTCTACTTATGTGAATATATTACCATATGGATATCCGCTGTCAATAATTATTTCTTATATTATGAATAAAAATTCTGAAAAAGCAGAATAAAAGTTGACAAAACAGGAAATTAAATTTATAATAAAGTTGCAGTAATTATTAATAAAGAAAATAATAGAAATTTTTTTGAGAGGTAGGAAAAATGATTTGTTATGACAGACTATGGAAAACCCTAATTGATAAGCACTTGAAAAAGACAGAACTTCGGGATAAGATAAATATAAGTAATGCCACATTGGCAAAACTTGGGAAAAATGAACCTGTTAATCTCAAAGTTATAGATGCTATATGCCAGGAACTTAATTGTGATGTTGAGGATGTTTTGGAAATAAAACATTGAATTTAGGAGGAATTATGTCTATAGAACAGGATGAGAAAGTACATTTTAATAAATGCAATTCTTCTTTTTGGATAGATGCGGAAATTATGCTGTTGAAACCCGATGAGCTTCCATTGATTTCAGATATGCAGACACATACGTCAGAAAACCTTGAACCTGCAAACGATTCAACAACTTTGTATTATTGGAAAAACAAAAGTGAATATCCGCGCGAAGTTCCATATGGTGATTGCCAAAGGTGTATGCGGAGAAATGATTGCAGCTTTTGTTCACACAGATTCTTAAAATATCCATTATAAAATAGATAATGGATTGACACCCAAATGACACCCATATAGATAATGTATAATATTTACAAACGTTTCTATCGAATATAAATGGTTATATTTAATGGTGTTATATACAATAAACATCCAAGCTTTCTTGAGTTTGAATAACGGATTAAAATGCCGAAAGCCTGTATTTATACGGGTTTCCG